TCTAGCTCATTCAGGTAAATATTGCCAAACCACTGGCTGGTATAGTTGCCGATCGGCACGTTCTGGCCGCCACCTATGCCGTAAATAATGGCTTTGATTAGGTTCAGAGTATCCTTGCATTTAATCTTGCGCTTAAGAATATTAAAAAGAATATCGTGTTTTATAGACGGGTAAAATTTAGAGATGTCGCATTTGAGGCAATACTTATTTGCCCGGACAAATTGCATAGTCTTTTGACTTCCGGCGTGCAGACCTTTGCCATCGATGCAGGCGTAGCTGTCATAAATAAACATCTTTTTGTAAATAGGTTCAAGGACGTTCATTAAAGCATGATGGACTATTCTATCGGGTGAAAACGGGACAATGAAGATAGTGCGCTTCTTAGGCTCGTAGACCTGCTTCGTGTGATACGGTGATGTCTTAAACGCCTTGTTGATAAGTAGCTTCTGTATCATTTTTAAGTTTCCCTCTACGTTTAAATCAAAGGCTTTTACCTGGCGCTGCCAGGTCTTACCTTTACGCGTGCGGGCATAGGCAAATTTTATATTCTCAAAAGAAGTAATCTTTTCGTAAAGATTGCCATGCCTCTTCATTGTTTAATATGGGATGGAAGATTTTCGGTTTCCCTACTAACCTTCCAGCCCCTCCGTTGTGTATTTTGCCTTGAAACGGCAAGGCTAATGCATCCAGCCAGGAGTTTATACTCTTTATCTCCGCACATTCCCCTGTATCCGCGCAGAACCGGCAACCGATATTCGAATTCGTATTCCAGCGATAGTTATTCGCATTTCGACCTCGTGAACCGCAGTTCACGCCGTTGTCCCAGTTACCGCCAGCAATCAGCGTCCGATGACGCATTAGCCTGTGAAACATCTATTTTCAAAAAACATCGCGGACGTGTTACGTGTCCTCGTAAGCTTCGCCTAAACTGGCTCCGCGCAGAACCGGCAACCGAGACCCGAATCCGCACTCCAGCGAGAGCCACCCGCATTCCGACCCCGCGAACCGCAGCCCACGCCGCCGCCCCAGTAACCGCCAGCAATCAGCTTTACATCATTGGAATAAATAGGGCGATACAACTGGCCTTTATCTAATGGCAGATCATACCAACCGGCTGTAACTGCGGCGTCATACATCATCGTTTGCTCATCTAACCACTGCCACTCAACTCCGCAGGCGTCCTCAACACCTATGTTTGAAATCATACGCCTTGAGGCTGTGTCTATATGACCGCCTGTTGTTCCCGGGTCTCCTGAGCCGTAAATATTCGTACCTTCATTTGACCCTGTAGCGATAACCTGAAACTCCGGGTCGGTTAACATCTTTTTCTTTACTGCTCCGCCATCATCTGTAAAATCATTCCAGTCGCGAGTGTCTGTTATACTCGCTCCATAGACTGAGGCTGTACTTGAGCCTGTGCCGGAAGCAAGGTAGATATCTATCCATTTATTGATACCTTCGCTGTAAACCATACCTTCAGGAGCAGAAACGGGCCTATGGTTTAGATCCCAAATTGAGGCTGGTAAAACATCACCCGTAACGAAATCTGTTAAGGTATGACCGGATATAGTTCCTACCGATAAACAAAGCCCGTGGAAACCGCCTATTTTACGGCTGGTTGTAGTGTTGTAGCCTGAAGGATAAGTAGTGCTGGCTGATAAGAGTATTTTAGGAGCTGTGCCGGATACTGGTACGCAAGCATAAATATAAAAATCTTTTCCGGCGCGGTTTGCAGCTGTAGTGTAATTCGTAGGTGAAGTAGTATCCCAGTTGGCCGCATTGGATACGTCAATTTCCGTCTGAGAAGTTATATAATAAACATTCCCATTTATGGCAACCGACAGTAAGGTTGGAGTTAAAATAGTGTACCTGTTGGCTGCTGTGCTATAAGGAGTTTTCAATACCCATTTATCGGCTCTGTCTCTTTGGTATAAACCGGGGAACATAGGAAGGCTTGTCTTCGTAGCCAGCCCAATATCCGTATAGCCGGTAGTGGCCACTTTTGTAGAATTGTCCCCCTGTGATTGAGTTGTTGCGGTAACGCCATTAGGTAAGGCAGGTGTACCGGAAAGGTTAGCAGCAGTGCCAGTCGTGTTTTGATTAAACGTAGGCCAGGTAACCGTAGGAGAACCAGTTACCCAATTCCAGGTGCCAGTTGGATTATAGTTTCCCCCGACTTCCATTATTGTATCGTCGGCATCTCGAACAGTCTTTGCTCTCGTTGTACCTGCCCCCATACCCGTAAGAGTGGCCAGACCTGTTGTTGCAGGAGATTTAAGGCTATTAGCTGATCCTGTGGTACTCTGGTTTAATGTAGGGAAACTCGTTAACGCCGCTGCGCTTCCATTTGGAGCAAGAAAAACCGTTCCTGCACCTGTAGTGTAAACTCCGTTGGTCACGGCATCTGCGGTTGCGTGAAGTCCAAGATAAGTTGAATCGTGATTATGGTTAGATAAAGAATAAGTATCAGTGTCTAAAACAAAGGTTCCTGCAGCTGTCATCTTCACAAAAGAAGCTGAAACGTAAGATAATCCGGCAAGAGAAGCTAAGTTTGCGTGTGCTGTTTGATAATATGAAGCGGACTGCCCATTAAGTTTAGAGCTGTCTGCAGCTGTCGCGCTTGCCCCTAATTTTAAAGCCAGCTGGTCATATAAAAGTTTTGCTGATGGATATTGCGTGTCAGTTGAACTACCCGATATGGATGTAACCTTATTACTCGTTGTTTCATAACTTCCACTTGCCTGTTTATTTGCCAACTGGTCGTATAATAATTTAGCCGAAGGATACTGAGTATCCGTAGATGAACCGGAAATTGAAGTGACCTTATTTGCGGCATCTTCCGGGACATAAGATAAATTAGTGTTTAATGTATTCCAATTCCCTGCGGTCTGGCCCGGGGTGTCTATATTGGCAATAATAGAATCCCCTACTTGAATTGCCGCACCCCCTAAGGTTCCGGCAACTGAAATAACCCAAACATCTCCCTTCATTACTGCGCCAGCAGACCCTGAGCCACCTGAAACTGGGAAAGTATTTACTGAAGCGTCATAGCCCCCGCGGTAATCTAATAGCCCTGTAACCAATCCATCAGCATAATCCTTGATTGCTTTAACAGAAGGATACTTAGTATCTGATGAGCCGTCGGTTGCCACATTGGTTGACTTATTCGTTGTCACTTCGTAGCTTCCAGCCGGTTGTTTGTTATTAAAAATATTCCAATCCGTATAAGTTAAATATCCGTCGCTGTCAACATCAGCTGCGCCGAGTTTATTCTTTATTGTAGAAAGTGTTTCATCGCCCGTATTCGTATTAGAGGTATTCCCGATAACTGTTTTCTGCGCGTCCGTACAATACCTTCTGTCGCTACTATCAGATATGTCAGCCGTTGTTGCGTTTTCCCCGGAAGTAACTAAACCTTTACTGTCATAAGTGATTTTGGTTTTGGTCGCTCCGGTAATAGCGACATTCTCATCAACCTTAGTATCTAGGGCGGTCTGCGTTGCGCTGGATATCGGCTTATTGACATCAGAGGTATTGTCAGCATTTCCTAAGCCCACTTCGCTTTTAGTAACGTGATGAGGATTGCCAGAGGTTACCTGACTGTGTGAATAGGCGGTATCATAGTTACTCTTAAGAGCTGGGGTAAAATGGATATTCGCCGTTCCGGTAAGAATATCGTCAAGCGTATTAGTGGAAAGCTTAAAAAACCTTGCGTCTGATTGTGTTTTGTTATAGTAATTTACTATATTTTGCACAAAGACAGGATCTACTTCTGTAACTACATAGCTTCCGGCCGCCTGCTTCTTTGTATCTAATTCTTGCAGAGCTGCTTGGGCGTTAGTAGAAGCGATGTTACCGGCAGGCGTAACCGTTATATCCTTTGCCGGGGTCTTGGTATTGGCAAAAACAAAAGCAGGAATTAATAAAGCTGCGATTAAAAGTAATATCTTCTTTTTCATAATATTGATGCTCCTCTCTTAAGCCTCCTGGTATACTCCAAATAACTTATCCCCTGCATTCAATCCCTCAGATAAAGTTATCACTTTACCCACGATAGAATAATCTCCTGCCGCTAAATCTTGGCCTGTACCGTTTACCCAAAGCAATATCATTGGAGATACGGGAGTTGTTAATAATGTAAATATGGTTTGACCTTCTGTTGCTGTAAAAGTAAAATCCTTAAATTTTATAGGGAACATTCTTCTCTCCACTGTTATTTCTACAATTTTATTTGGCCTTAATATAGTTAACTCCATTTTGTAGTCCTCCCCTCAACCGTAGCCTTTCCCTGCAAATCTTTGTATACCAAGCCCGAAGCCTCTGGAGCAAAGAGAAAGAAATCATAAACTCCATTGATTAACACATCGAGGGCAGCTGTTATCTCCGACGAGATAATTATCGTAACCAAGCCTTCATCAGCAGTTATAATTATCCCGCCGTTTTCCGTGGTAAGGTCAACCAAAGCAGGATCCTCAGCGTTTCTTGTTTGGCGTATCTGCATTTTTGCGGTGTAACCTGTTAAATCTATCGGCTCACCTTCGCTATCTTTATAATAAATTGGCAAGATAAATGTTGCACCTTGCTGTATGGCTATATCAATATATTCATTCATAGACGCTCCTTTACAATCCTCCATCCTCGATCTCTCGAGGAGACTTAGGATATGGAAACATAAGAATTATTGCTGCTAAGATTATTCTAAACATTAAGCACTCCTAACATATCGCTCAGTCCAGTTAACTCCATCTGTAGTAGTATAGATATGGATATCAACGCTTACGCTAGCTCCACTATCTCCGTAAGCATAACCAGAACATCCTAACCTAAAGCCTAATTGAGTTATGTTTCGCGGAGCAGAGAAAATGTGTTGAGAAGTAAGGCTCCCCCCTCCGTTACTATTAATCTGCTCATAAGCTGTGGTAAAACTTCCATCCCTAGATGCGGGACCAGCAACGCTAGGCGCATATCCTGTATAAGAATAAGTGGCCACAGTTCCCGGCCAAGTCACGAAATCAGCTAAGGCTACTAACTTTGGCAAAGCCTTAAGAGCTGCTCCGCTATAGATCCTGATAGGTGAAGCATTCGGATCAGTAGTCTCTAAAAGAGGTATCCCATAAGTAGTATCTCCTTTTCTTATTCTTAATTTGTGACTTGCCCCCAACGCTTCAACTCCTATCGCTATAACTCCGCCCTTATAATATCTCAATCCTATGTCGGTATATGCTGGCCCCCAAGCCTGAACTTCATATATCTGACAAGCACTGTGATCATTGCTAGGCCCGCCACTAGAACTTACAGCAACATGAGCATATGCTTTGATACCCAACACCCCAGACAAAGAGATATTAAGTAGATAGGGACTGGGATAATCTGTATCGCTTATAATTGTTTTATTGCTATCAGGCATTTAATCCTCCTTATAAATCAGTCCTTAACCAGATTCTTCCCGTCTGGGTACAACCTGTATCATCGGTTCTGCCCTCAATACATAATCCCGTTATTTGCTGATTGCTATTATTTATCCCTGCACTCATAACTGGAGCAGAACTGAAAGTTTTTACTCCTGCAATAGTCTGCGCGTCCGCTGTCAGAAATGTACATACGGTCCATTTAGTCGGATTGCTAGCAGGCGCAAAATTAATATTGTCATCAACCAAAGATTTATACAACACGCCGGCAACTTGGCAGAAACTATTTGTATAATAAGTAGTCCCCGCATCCCATTCAGCTATACCCATCTGCTGGAAATAACAAAGGGCCTGGAATATAACAAAATCAAGTCCATTAAAATCCTCTAGCGCAGGTATCCAATCACCAGTAGTTTCAGCAGACCAGCCTGTAAGAAAGGCCGCTAGCGCCTGTATTGTGGCAGGATCCGTGGTATAGTTAGGGTCTCCAGCTGCTAAAGAGCCGAATTGCCCCATGTTTCCTGATGTAGCGTTGCTTCCGAACGGAACGATTGTAAAACGAGAAATCTTTGCCATTTGACAACTCCTTTTTTAGATAATATAGTTAGCTACTAACCTTACTCCCATTGGCTTTGGGATTACTCCTAAAAATATCCCTGCCCTGAAAGCATTTTTGTATTTTGTTTTGACCTGATAGCATAAAGTCATAATGTAATGATAGGTGTACCTATCAAATAAATCTGTTGAATACGGGCTATCGCTGTATCTACCGAATCCGATATTATCTATTTCTGTAGCGTATCTCCTGAAGCCGAAGAAAGCCTTATCCCTGGTATCCGCGGTTCTATTAGAATCTAAAACGGTGATATCTGTCCCAAAATAAGCATATAAAGCTTCTGTCAAATATTTCATACTTGAGAATTTGCAGTTATAAATTATCTTTAATCTTATCAATGCCCTTAACTCAAAATCAGTCAATGTATAGATAGAAGTATTGCCATAACGATAAAACAATTCTGCAGGATATGGACTTTCGGCATACCGGCCGAAACCTGAGACCAGACTGTTTTCTGCGGAATATCTCCTGAAACCGAAATATACGTGCTCCAAATCCAAACCTGTAATACTCCTAGGAACACCAACAATCTTTCCGAGTATTGTTAACTGCGCTCCGATGGCAGTTTCTAAATCCCAGCAGTCTCTCTCTGCCAAAGTTAAACCATCGCATACCCCGCAATTAGCTACGAGCTTTGCTGTGGCCCTAGCTTTAGTTTTTCCGCGATACTGGATTATTAAAGCGTCTGCGTATGCCTCTAAAATTTCGCCTACAGTCATATTAAGATATGGTTATGTTACCCGCTGTTAATACAAAATAGTTATACAAATACGCCGGATATACTGAATCAGCCCACGTCGAGCCATCAAGAGATACCTGGCAATCTGTTATTATCAGATCTGAATTAATCCCTGCTATAACGGCTGTTATCGCTGTAATATCAGCTAAATCGTGTATCTTGTAACTTAAAGCATTGACGATAGAGGCCTTTAATGCCGTTTCGTCTATCGCAGTACCCGTCTTTGACGTAGCGGTAAATTTCAGATGAAGGTCATCTGACGTCGCTATTGTGTAATAAACAATGTAGCTGGTACCATCAACCTGGGTTAGCGTAACTCTTTCATCGCCTTTCATTCCGCAACCCGCATTACGGTATTTATAAATCAAAGCTCCAATATCTGCAGCTGTACCGCCTTCAACGATTACCCAGATTGAATGAGCCGGAACGCCATTACCATCAACTGTATTCTCGGTATTCTCATAAATCTTGACATCTGTAACCCCGCTAAGAGTCATCAATCCACCGTATAATCCTTCAAGCATGCCCTGCGAAGGAAGAGCAACAGAGGCTTCCCTGCGGATCCTTAAATCGGCGTCAGTTTCTTGGTCTGTGCCGACAGAATAAGGAATAGCCGCATTATTGACTACCGTTACGCCTAAGACTATGCTAACCATAGTAGTTATAGTATTAGCCAAGACCTGTATATACCCTATATCTTCTGCCCTGAAATTAAGGATAGTAGTACCTGCTGTAAGCGCTGCCGATTCCAAAAGGTAGAAGTTATTTCCATTTCCGTCTGAAACCGTAAAAGGAGAATCGCTATCGTCAAGCCCGATGAGAGAAACTGCTCTGTCTACGGTAATGGATACAGCTACATAAGTGTATGTCCCACCTTTACGGGCTATGCCGCATAACTGTGATACTCCGTCTAAAGCCACTCCCACTGCCTGATCAGGGTCTTTGGAATTATAATTATCTACATTCAACTCCAAATTATCCTCTTCGGCCAATGTTAGGATATTTGCTAATTGTCCGTCGGGAGAAGAAGAATCTACATTTATATCCGAGCCGTAGATTATCTGTAGCTGTAAGATTATTGCGGCTAATATTTCCGCATAACTCATTATGTGAATACCCGCAGCATCAATAGTATTTGCCATATAATCTCCTTAAGGTGTTCCGTAAACTTCAAGCGATTGTGTAAAAGCTGAAGTATAAATTGTGTCAATTGTATAAGAAATACTCAACGCTCTGCCACTTACAGAGGACGTAAGGCTTACAATTCTAACTACGCCATAGCAACTTAAGATAATCGCGCGGGTGCGAAGTAATATCTCCGCTTTATTGCTTATCTGTCCTAATGTTCCTAATAACCTGAACCAATCAACGCCCGCCTCAGTATCGAAGAAACAATCTTTATAAAAAGACAATAACTTAGTTTTGATGTTCTCGGCAATGGCCAGATCCTTGGTAAGATAATTTGATTTACCTTTACCGAAAGTGAAATCCCAAAGAGTATCTAAAGCTCTGATTATCATTGTATAGTCACCGTTTTAATTTGCGCAGAAGGCGGTATACTTAAACTAATGCGCCTTTCCGTTAAAGTAACCACATTACCTGAAACATTCGTTACAACCCATATCCTGCGGACTTCTGTCGTGCTTCCTTGCGGAACTGAATCGGTCGGCATACCTAAAGCTAACTCAGAACCTCTTAAGATAACATCCGCGCTCGATACTATATCCATAGCCTCAAGAGCCTTTAATCTCATCATCGCTGCAGAATAAAGCTCTACCGTATCCGAAAGATATCCGGATAATGAAGCTTTAAGTGACTTAGGGCCCACAAGAGCGAAACCGTCTGATATATCGTGTATACGTTCAGAGTTAGGCGGTAATATCGCACCGCTGGCAAACCAATTATCCATATCTTTATCGCAGAAGAAAACTAGGCATTCATCCCCTTTGGCTATCGGGAAAGTTATATGGCCACCGCCACCATTCAGGATTACAACAGGGCAACGCACGAGCAAAGGGTATTCAATAATCTTGTCAGTAACTAAACCATTCTCTAAAGGATTGCCGGCCTTAAGCACTTTCTTAAAGGCTATATTGATACTGGCAGTTTGCTCGGTTGAGTTAAAAGATTCAATTATGCCAACAAGACAAACATTGAGTTCATTCTTTATCTCCTGCTTCCTGCGGCCGAAGAATTCTCTTAAGCCTGGAACTGTAATCCTATTTATATTCGATTGCTCTGCCATATTAGCCCGCTAAGATATTTAAAACTCTATTACCTAAAAATAATTGAACTGTAGTTTTGCACTTTCCCGCTACAGCATCCGATATCGTCCCAGAATGTCTTATGCCAATAACCTTATATTGTCCGTTTAACTTTCTGTTAAAATTAGAGTTTAGCTCCACAACCTGCCCTATCTGAAGGCGAGGCTCGAAAATCATATCAGCTGTTATAGTCTTATCCGTTCTCTTGGGACTTCCCAAAAGCCCTGTTTCAGAAGATATGACGGTAACATCTCCTTCAAAGCAATCTTCATCCTTAAGGCAATGTACTTTACCGTTATCTATAAATACATTCCTTCCAGTTTCTTTCTGCAACTCTTCCCACGTTGGCCCGCATACAGAATAACCGCGCACATATTCTCCTTCGAAATCACCGATATATCCCTGTGCAACCTGGTATCCCTTTAGATCACCTATCAATCTGGCAATAACGTCTTTCTTAGTAGTCGGGTTATTTACCGTCCAGCTCGAGTGAGCGTTTGCCATAGCAAAAGCAAAATCAAAACCTTGAATTTCTGTAATCACATTAACCGAGCCTTCATTCTTATAAGAGATACACTGCTTCATATTTCCAATAAATATGGCCGGTAAAGGCTCAGTGTATCCTGCTTGCAGCATTACTCTACGATAAACCCATACCGAATAAGGATCTTTGTAAACCTGATTCCGGGTATTCTCGCTAAGGTTATAAAGCCTGAAGGTTGAAGTATTAGCTTCAGCTAATGTATCCCTGCGAATATCAAAATCTATTGTCAAAGGATTGCCTAAAATTATCGGGCTGTCATCACTCTGAACATATTTGCCTTCAATAATTTTATAGGCAGGGTCTATCGTAAGCGCAAACTTCCTTCCGAACTTTGCCCCTGTACTTCCTAAACTCGCTCCGCTTGGTATGCCTTCCATTAAGCTAGCCTCTCGTCAAAAGCATAGATTTTTGCTTCAATTTCCATAACATCGTCGGAATTAAGTAAATAAAACTGCGCTCTCCCATTAACAAAATCATCCTGAAATATCGGTTCGTATCCATCGGATACTGTACAGGCAAAACCAAAAGTAAGTATTTCCCTGAATTGCCTTAACATATTCGGACTGTTGACAAGCCGGCGATTATTTACAGTAAACGAACCCCAGGTAAAACTGTAATACCAACCTTGGCGCATAGGACGATATTCCAAAGTTAAATCTACCTTTGAGCCATCGTCAGTTATCAACTTTATATTTTGTTTTAATTCGTCTGTTATGGTTCCAATATATTTCATTAATTAGCCAAGAGGTCAGTAGAGACCGCTTGTCCCGTAAAATTAAAACCACTTCCTGCTGTTGAACCGCCTGAAGACACCGAGGCTAACATAGCCGCAGCTCTATCTTTTCCAGTAAGACTACTTATCAAGGAATTCTGTGAACTATTAAAAGCAGCGGTTAAGCTATATTTACCTTTAGCTTCTTTGCTCGATGTTACAGTCTTTGTCGTAGCAATCCTTATTTGTTTAAATGTAACAGAGAAATCACTTATAAATTTAGTATCGCCATTCTGCGTAGCTTCTATATTCTCAATGGCCATATTTTTAAAAACATTATATGGGGTCTCAACATCAACCAGTATTCTTGAAGACCATAAGCTATAAAAATAAGCGAAAGCCTTCTGTTGCTTTGTGTTCGATGTGTTGTTATTAGTAAAAATGTCATAGATATTCTGCGCCTGGCTGAATACCCCACTAACCTTAGAATAGACTTCAGCAATCTTAGTGTATGCCTGTGTCGCTTGCACTGAGAAATCATTCATAAAATCTGATATACCTGCGAGGCTTTGAATTTTAGTTAATACGCTTAATGCCGCTGAGGGAATAATGTCCGCAATCTCCCCCACGTATCCGCGTAGAGTAAATTTCTCAGGAGCTAAAGCGATATGGTCCTGCGCAGAGTAATTATCTTCAACGTAATGATCGGTGATTGTAGCAGTGAGGAGAACCGATTCTTTATCTAAGATATTAAAAACAAAACCACCTATGCCCGTATTCTGGCCACTCGAAGGCTTGACAATATACTGGTTGACTACATTATTGACGTAATCTTCTATGCTCTGCCTAGTATTAAAACCTTTTTTAATAAGCGAATTAATATCCATTATTCTCTCGTTTGATATTCTCCGTCGGAAAACATCCTCTTAAGTTTCTCGTCTACCTTATTAGCTATCTCTTCAGGACTTCCTCCGGTAATGCTAAAATGAAATTGGTTATGATTTGTCTTAGTTGACACTGAACCTGCTGCCGGCATAGACATATCCGGAATAGCAAAAGACGCTGGAGAAAATGCGGCTAGGTTCTTCTCTCTATTTTCAGCCAGCCAATTACCTACCTTATTCCCTATTCCGCCAAAGAATCCCTTAACCTTATCCCAATTCTGGGCAATTAGGGCAAGTCCCGCGGCAATAGCCCCAATTACTAAAGCTATCTCGCTTAATCCCGAAATCCATCCAGCAATAGCAGCAATGGCCATAGCTGCAGTCAGAGCGCCTATTGCTAAAGTAATTGCTCCAATCGCAGCAGCAATGGCAATCAGAACCTGCTGAACCCAAGGAAACCTATGAACTATATTTACAATCCAATCGAGGGCTTGAGCTATCTTTTCAAATAAGGGCGCCAACGCTGCTCCTAAATCTGTCAACAATACATTCCATTCGCCTTTTAACTTTGCCCAGGCACCGTGATTTCTCATTAAGGCTTCTGTCTGCTCATCTGTGTTCTTAATTAGTTTTCCTGACGAAGCCCACATATCGTCTGATACCTTCATCATTGAAAGCATCGATTCAGAGAGGCCAATTTGTTGTAGAGCTAGGCGTTGATATTCAGGAGATAGGCTCTTAATAGATTCCCTGACCCGAGATAAAAGCTCGAAAGAATCCTTGGCGGTTGTAGGGTCTATACCTAACAACATCCATCCCTGGGCCCCTTCTCCGGTCAAGCGCATGCGCGCAACACCATCTTGTAACCTTTTAACTGAGCTGATAACGTCTTCAGCCGATACGCCCATCTGCCCGGCAAGATTGCTCCATTGCTGCATTTTCTGGGCCGACATCCCAGTTTCAGCAGAGAAATGATACATACCTAAAGCTGTCTGGTCAGCGATATCCATAATTTTATGGATACCTTCATACAACGCCCCTACGCCCAAAACTGAAGCTACAGACTTTATATCCAGATCACCTATGGATTTAATAAAGTCTTTTAGCTTAGCATCGTCTGATTTGAAACCAAGCTCTGTGAATATTTCGCCTAGTTTTAAACTAAATCCCATTAGACGTTTTCTCCTTTAAGCCAAGCAAGATATCGGTAACATTCGTTTTTATCTTTGCATAAGGTATTGCACTCATTGCAAGGCATCTTATTTCTCCGGTTTGTTCAGCTCGTAAAATTCTGCTTCGTAATCTTTGACAAACTTAATATATTCAATTTCAGCAAGAACAATGTTAATGGGGCTATTCAATACCTGGTCCGGTGTTCCAAAGCCTTCCTTCGATAGCCTCAGGGCTATGGCTATATCCTCGTCCTCTTCTACCTTTACTTTTGGGTATCGGTAAGTTTTGCCTGAGCGTTTTTCAACAGAGAAACGAGATTTCCGAAAAAAGGGAGCAGGTTATAAAACAAAACCTCTTTGGCCACTATTAGGTAATCTGCCCTTATTTTTTCCTCCTCAAACAGATCTCTTACAACTCTCTGGTTATTGTAGGTAGTCCTCTCCATACATGGCCAGAGCGCGGCCTCTACCTCATCCGAAGAGATTATCCCCGTAATAAGGTCTTTAATAACATTTACAGTTTCCCCGCCGGCGTCTAAGTTTAAAATATCCTTAAAAGACTTAGCGCCTGAAGGGACAGCTATTTTGATTGATTTGACTTGATTTAAAACTGCCTTGAGTAGTTTATGACCTTCAGCAAACGAAGCTAAGGTTATATCAATCTCCGCACCGCTGCTTAAGGTTTTCTTGAGATTCGCCACTTTGAGCCTCCTCTAATTAGCCTAACCTAATTTTATAAAAGGGCTATCCAGCCGTTAGGTGCTGGAAGGGAAAGACGCTAAGCGACTCTCCTTTTCGCCCGCATAACCTAACCTATGCTCCTAGAGGAGCCAGTGAATATTAAACTGTATGGTGCTACGCCCTGGTCACTATCACCTTCGGCGTTCTCTTTCTGGTCGACTAATTTCTTGATGACGCCCCCAGAAAGTACATAAGTAATGGACGTAATGTTACCGGCCCCATCACCTATTTGCTTTGAGAACTCACCTGTAAACATAGTGAAAGCCACAGGATCATTGAGATACAAATTACAAAGGTTATTTAAGAATTTGTCATCAGCCGTACCTAACAATACTCTTAAGGTAACCTCAACCACTTTGCCGTCATACTTGAAAGACACGATAGCATTTCCGTTTTTACCTATCTTAACAACGGAAATATCATTCGGATGAACAAGGGCTGCGCAATCTCCATCCATTAGGTCATTAAGCAGCCGGCCGTTTATCTTGATTACATCCTCACCTGTAAAATTGACAACACTCATATTCTTCTCCTTTTTTTACCTGTTGAAGTTTACAATTACGTTAGAGCTGTGAATTGCGCCAGCCATCTTAACTGCAATCTGCACGACCGGGGCCTTACGAGCTTCCCTATCAGATGAACTCTGCAAAGAAACAGGATAGCTGTAAATATAAAATCCGTGCTCCTCAATGTTGTTAAAGAAATCTTCCTGGACACCAAAATACTCGGCAGATGTCCACGTTCCCGGGGCAACCATACCGTTAGTTACAGACTGCAAACAAGCCAAACGATAGGCGCCTTTAAGCAAGCTCATACCCGGCTCAGTCTGCGGTATCTTGGTTGAGAGCTCCACTAAAGCATTGAAGCCATTAACCTTTAACTGGCTTACAAACCAGATCAGATTAAACACCTCATCAAAATACTTATTCTCACCGCTGGACCATACTCTGCCGGTTCCGTCAACCATAGCCGGATAGAAATCAACTCCCGCGGCGTCTAATTGAGTTTTTAAGGTTTCCGAAATAGTATCGGCAGTAATGGTAGACAGGGTTTTTAGGTGCATAGTCATGCAGGTACGAGAGCCATCAAAATTGACGCTCATACCACGGCTTGCATACGCTGCCGCGAGCAACCGGGCTTCCTGAGCTGTCCCGCTGTAATACAAGCAACGAGTGGAATTATCATTTGCGCTCTTAATGCTTGTGAATATTCCAGCGATATCGGCCGGTGTGTTAGAAGGAAGAAACAGGATTTTATCTCCGTATCCTTCAACCAGATTGGCTAATGTTAACCTATCACCATCCGAAGTAGGATATGAGTTGCTCAATATCCCTACAAAATATTGTATGCTTCTGCAGCGGACAATGGCCTCGGATAATGTTTCTGCGCCTGATCCTACTGTAAGAATATTAACGGTGCAGCCTGTACCACCTGAAGGAGCGACTGTCGTTGCAAGGTCAGTACCTGCTGTATATCCGCTTCCTGCCGTAGTGAGCTCATAGGCCAGTATCTCTCCATCGGTGTCAACTTCGGTTACGGTAAGCGTACCTAATGAACCGCCAGACTGAACCACTGTCAGAACATCGCCCACGGAATACCCGGAACCCGCTGTATGCAGGCTAGAGGTCTTGATTGCTCCTACTGCAAGCGTTAACATAGGGAATATAATCAAAACTCCATCGCCAGTCATAATGCTTGGATTCTGCGCAAAGATGGCATTAGCCGCTAAATATGTTTCTGAACTTGAACCGAAATCATCAGCTACGGCAGCGGGAGAATTGTAAACCCCATAATCTCCGTAAGCTTCCAATCCCACGATCGGCGTCTCATTGGTAAAATATGCGATGTTGTTAACCTTGTAATCCGCTAACCCCACAGCTGCTTCTGATACAGATACATTGATAATATCTGCAATGTCTAGTCCGTTATTTGCCATTTTTACACTCCTTATGTTAAACTGGTTGTTGGCTGTGTGAATTCCTTCTCTATCAAAGGCTCGCCATTAGCCTTCACCTCTACATCAAAAGTTTCAAAATATTCCACGGTCTTAATTTTCTGGTAATGAGAAAATATAACCAAGGGAATATCAAATCTATATAACAATGCCGTCGCTTCAAGAACGGACAAATCTTCAATGGGTGCGATGCGCGCAATCTTAAAGCTGTATTTCTCTTGTAGCTGTTGAGAATATACAGAAGCCATAGCCATCAAGACTTCTTCTTTTCTATTTAAAGCGTCAAGATTACGTGAGAATATTCCGACGGTAATATGTTCCTGAACATTAACGTCTTGGATTTCTTCATATTCACTTGTCGTTGGATTATATTTAACTGTATTCCTGTTAGCTATAACCTTCGATGGCTGGTAGCTTAATACAATAAATAAATTCTCGTCGGAAGGAATATCAAACTTCTGATTCCAGATATTAATTCTGTCATCATCGAGTTCTAATTCTTGAAGGAATATCTTACGTAAACAAGCTAATGAATTAGGGATGGCGTTTCCACTCATTCCTGAAATCCCTCGGCTATCTCGTATTGATAAAATCCATATTCGGCGTAATCATACTTTTGCATTACGCGGTATTTTATCTCTGCCAAGATAATAATATCGTCAAGCTTCAGAACCAAATCTTTCAAGCTATGCAACGTAAACCAGCGCCAACTTCTTTGGCCCTCGGGTTTTATATCAAGCCTCTGTGCAGAGAAAGGCTGTTTTACCGCAAAGGTATCAACGTAGATAGGTATTTCCTGCGTCAACCCGCCAATCTGTTGCTTTTGGACTATGCCTACTTTCATAGGCTGAAGTAAGCTCATCACCGCATCAGATACGTCCGGCATATCCAACGATTCTTTTATACTTTTCTTACTGGCGTCTTTTATCATCGCTTACCAACCCTGCTGTCTACGCTTCTCTCTAACTGCCGACTATCAATTAAAATTGCGCTTGATTTTTTTCTTGCTATAGTCTTAGGGCTTAGCTTTTGCCATCTTCCGAATCCACCGCTTGAGAAAGCCGCATGAATGATATTCTCGGCCGCAATACCTAAATCCCTGTAGGCCTGTTTTAACCTCGTTGGTGTATGCTCGCCTTGCAGATATATTGCCCATAGCTTTGCCTTTATAGCAAAGAGGCCTTTCGACTTAATCAAAAATGGAAGCTTTAAGAAAGAACGCGCCGGGATATTTTGGCTTAAAGAACCTTTTTCGTGAACCAGCCCTATGCTAGCATTGGTCATATCCGCGGCTCCTCTTGTCTTCTTATGCCCGCCTTCTTTAATCAAAGAACCCAGTGCTTTCCTACTTGCTGCTTTAGAGCCTAACACTCCAACCTGCGCAACAATCTTTGCCTTAAGCATTTCCTTAAGGTTTTCTATCTTATCAATGTCAATCTTTACAAATGAATTACCTATCCTTGTAGTCTTTGACATCAAGTCGTTGTCCCTGATTGCATATCCACATTCCCTACGATATAAGGCAATATCATAGAGAGATATTTCTGGCCGTAACCGTTTCTCATATATCCGGCTAACACTGGATTCTTAGCAAACTTATCCGGGATAGAATAACCTACAGAAACACCGCCAACAGACTTAGAACTTTCTAAAAACTTAGCCTGGCTGGACAGCCCCTTTGACGAAAGCTTGATATTCTCAACAAGCCAATAAGCCGCAAGAGTTAAAAACACGCGGTGATCAGCGTCATCAAGGTCAGAATTGAAATTTACCAAAGCATCGGCTATTGCGCTGTCTATATCGCTATCCATAATATAGTCAGCATTATCTGCGTCCGATTCCGGAGCATAAGGAAAATCACGAACGAATAGCGCTTTAAAATCTGACGCTGTAGGAGCTGTCCATTCCGCCATTAGATTATCTCCTTAGCTTTCTTTGCAGCTTTAGGCTTCTTAGCCTTTAAGTCCAAGATCTGCTTAGGGTACATCTTAACTAACCGCGCACCCTCTTTAGCTTCAACATCAATAACCGTTTCAGGGTCAAACCAAACTTTATGATTATTCGTTCCGTCTTTACACTGACGCCCGCCGCTAAGAACTTTTTCTTTCAGTAAGATAAAGGACCTAACGCTTTTGTTATAGAGCTCCATATCTTCTCTCCTTTTTTTGTTTCCCAGGCGGCTCGGTTACCCCTATTGGTTCCCGATTTCTAATAGGACACACCGCCCAAGATAACTTTACGATCAGAAGTCGAAATACAAGACTTCTAACGGTCTATACGCTACAACTCCAGTGAACTGACCATAAGCCGCGTTCTGGAACTGGAAGTTGTTGATACTGTTCGGCTGGGTAGAGGTATAATTCACAGGAACGTCCATACGAAGGGTATCTCTATCCTTGCGTAACATAACGTATCTCTGGTAACCACTTCCGCCGTTTAACCCATAAGACGCGTTGTATGAAGGCATACCATACGCGCATTTCCTCATGGTAACTCCGCCTGCAATACCTGATTCAGTAAATGCTTTCTTCAGGTATTCAAGCTTAGAAACCGCAGAATATCCGGCCGTTGTAACCATCGACAACAAACCATTCCAATCATCTTCAGGAATGTAGAAATCTGTCGGTTCGGCGGTGCGGTTGCAGTTCGCTCTGTATGCCTCGATGACTGCGGCAACAAAGGTGTTAAACTCAGACACGCTCATAGCACTAATTTTCTTAGTGATAGTCGCAATATCAGAGTTAACATTGCTTAGGGTGTAAAGGCCGGTGACGCTGGTGTTTAATGCAGATCCGAGAAACGCAATTTTCTGGAGGCCTAAGTCCCAGTTTTTCTTGCGGGATTTCTCGCGGGATTCAATCAAATCCCAGTTATTTGAAACGAGGGCCTGCTCAATTTCGATGAGCGAATATCCGATTTCCTTTGCCCAGGTAATAACAGGCACGGTCACGGAAGTCACGGCTGCGCTAGCTTCGGCGAGGCGTGAATTTGCAAGGCCTTGATTGATAATACCCTCTTCGAAATCTCCTGACGTAGAGAGCGTCAAGTTAGTGAGGATATTTGCTGCGAATGCAGCCTCACCCACTTCAACGGGAAGATAATCCGCGAAGGGTATTTCAAAGAACTTCTGCTCCACAACCCTCTTTTTGATATAGGTCATGGTGTCTATCGCGCGCAGGTATCCAGTGGACGCCTGGTCGATATCGCCGTTTGCATTAAGCATTGTCATGCCGGCGGCAAGTCTGGCCGAATTCCAGCGGGCCATAAGCTGTTTCTTGACTTCTTCCTGATTCACTGCCATTTTTTCTTCTCCTTTTAGTTAACTGGTTAATATCCCACGGGGCTTTTAGGCCCCGCGGGAATAGATGATTTTTCCGATTACGCCTCTATCGCATAGGTAACTTCTACGTCGATATAGGTTGAAGTAATCAAATCGGTTCCGGCAACAGCTGCTACGGTAATAGCAGTTGCGGCATCATTGGCAACGAAGGAAGCTCCGTCGGCCAATACTGCGGTAGAAGCAGTACCGATTCTATTAACAGCGCTTCTGGTTAACTGCGCTAAGTTGGCAGTGAACAACGCAACGCTGGATGCAGCTTGAGTTGCACTAATCGCTACACCAGTAGCGTTAGCTGTAGCGGCCAGATTTGCTCCGATAGCGATAATCTTGGCATCGATTAAACGCAATTTCTTTCCTGTAACAGCGGCCACCAAAGAATGACCCGCATTAACCTGAGCTAAGGTTAACCGTGCTCTCTTGGTGAATACGCCATAGGCAGTATCCGGACCAACAACGCCAAGAGTTGATTCAATGGTAGTACCCTTGATTGTGTTCGGTGTAGCAGATCCGATAGGCGTGTTATTGATAGTTCCGCCCACGACCGTCGGTGAGAATGTAATGCTGGTCTTAATCTGCGCTATGATGAGAGCCCCTGAAGAAGCTCCGGTCAAAGCAACGGCGCAGATAGGATTAACTCCAGCGTTGGTCTTAACTTTCGCTCCGGAAACCACATATTCCAGGTCATCGCCAGCAGTTACTGCTCCGCTTGCCTCTAACCAAAGAATAGTGCTGAATAACCCGATTTCAACAGCATCCTCTGCTACAAAAGACTGTTTCTTAGGCGATGCAAGAATTACGCCTATAGCGGGATCGGTTGCCGCGCATTTTAAAACTGTAATGACTTTAGACGATTCAGTGCTTATCTTGACGAAATCTCCAGGTATAAGCGTAGCTGTCTCATCCGGATCCACAATCACCGGAATGGTGAAGGGGTTTGTACCACGAGCGATTGAGGCCTTCAAAGCGCTCATTTCGAACTGGTTCATTTGATTATTTATTGCCATCTCTTCTTCTCCTTTTTTGGTTATGGTTAAATTATTATTTCTTTACTTCAGTACCGTAAAGCTGTTTACCCCTGTTAAGCTTATCTTCCTGAGTATTCCCGGGAACCACATTAAGCCCATCCGCTAACTGGCCAGTCTCGCGCAATGAATTAAGGGCCTCAAAATGCTTTTTACCTTCGGCTTCTTTCTTCTCATTCTCTTTGCGCTGATTCTCTTTTTTCTCGGCTTCCTCTTTTTCCTTTTTCGCCTTCTCCTCTTCCTTCGCCTTTATTTCTTCCTCAGTAGCGTTTTCAGCGAGTCCACAATTCTTAGCGCGAACCTTAAGGGCGTTAAGCTTCTCTTCTTTTTGCTTTGTTTCCTCATCAGCCTTTTTCTTAGCTTCTTCGGCATTTTTGCGCTCCTCTTCCTCTTTTCTCTTCTTTGCCTCAGCAGCTTCGTCTGCCCCTGTTTCCCCTAATGCCTCGTTCAGCATCTTTGTGAAGCTGTCTATGGCATTCTTAATCTTTTCTCCTAGTGCCATTTTTGCTACTCCTTTCGTTTGGTTTTCCCGTAAATGGTCTCCGACTATTTTCCAGATATCTTCGTCTTTGAATTCCGGGTGCTCCTTTTTCTCCTTATCAAACATTCCCTTGATTTTGGGGTCGGTTTTATCCAAAGCATTCCATACCCTATCTCCTTCCTCAACTATGTCTTCTTTTTTCAGGTTAGGATAAGTTTTTAACATTGCTGAGACAACCTCATTAAAAGCCGCAACAGCATCTTTATGATCCTTAGAGATTATTGAATCCTCGCGATAATGTCCTGTTGCTCTATAGATAATTCCTTCGGTATGTGTTTCTATCTTGTCAATATGAACAAGAACTCGGGTGGCTCCTTCACCGAAAGCATTCTCATACTTTGCCCCCTTGCTATTTAATACCAGCTGGGGAACTCCGCATTCCTCATAGCGAGGATTAGGTACCAAAGCCAGATGTTCGCCTTCGCCTTCAAGGATTTCATTTTCATAACGGATTGCGTGATTTTCTCCGCCCTCTCCTAATTTGGTAACTTTATAAGCGCAGGACACAGAATAGCCTTTGGAGATATCCTCTTTAGCCTTGTCGTTAATAAGCAGAAATTTGCACCAATGCCATCCGTCTTGAGAATTGAAATATAAATCGGTAATGTAGCCAACGGATACATCCTCAAAATTACCTGGGGTAACTTCCTGATGTTTCTGAATAACCGGCTTACCGATAAAGCTGTTAAGCATTCGGTCAATGGTTTCTTTCTTAATAAGATTAATTCCACAGCCTGAATCTTCATAAGAAACAAGCCCATCTTTAAGAAACCGACATTCATAAAGCGACGGCCAGTCTTTTGCGTTTTTATTAATTGCCATATTTCTCTCCTCTAATCGTAATAAGTATAGGCGGCGCATTCTTTGCTTCTGCCTTCTATCCTCTCTTTGTACATACTGCCTCTGATACACTCAACGCCACTCCATAAACAATTTATGCAGCCATATTGAGAATGGGTAACTTCAGGAGGAACATCTTTCGGAGTTCCTTTCATCATAGAATTACCGAATAGCTGTTTTCCTCTTTTAAGTTTTGACTGTTCGTTCATTATTGGTTTCCCCCTATCCTTAAAATCGGTATTGCTAAACATCTACATCCGAAATCTTCGCCCGGGTTATTTCTTTGCCCCGTCATTTTGTTAGTTATCGGCGGGTTATCCCAGCTGAATATCTTTCCGTTTAAATCCTTATGGTCTTGCCTTACACGTTCATCGTGTGAAGTTTCCCAACGGTAACGTGTTATTCCCGCGTCTGTATATCTGGTTTCCCTATATTTTGAAACCAGCAAACTTGTCTCTTGCCGGCTGATAAATCTTGCCTTTCTTCGGCTTACGCCATATTGCGCTTCAAGTACGCCCTGAATTTTATCGGCCCTGAATCCCTGAACCATATTCTTAGAAACTCTTTCCCTCAAATCCATAATCGCTTCATCGCTAAAATCCTTTATGGTAAGGTTAAGATTATCCGAATAATCTGTCTTAATTGCCTCGGCCATAGTGGGCGATATTTCAGGAGGCATCGTAATACTCTCTGGAGTAATTTCTTTAACCTGTGCCTCAAGATTCTCTATCGTTACGCTGGCATATTTGTTGAAATCTATGTTCGGAATCTCTATCGGTTTATCTAACGCCTTAATAAGGGCTGCCTTCTGTTCCTCTAAAGCGTGCTTGGAAACTGCTATTGCCTGGCGTAAATCAATAGTCAATTTATCTTCAGGAAGCTTAAACGCTTTACGCTTTAAATCCCACTTAGCGCCCATAGCCCGAAGCTCCTTCGATGCCGCAGCGCTAAAGGCGCCCATAAATAAACCGTCCTGATACTGGATATGGCCGGACTTAAGCTTATCCACAAGTGAAGTTACGCGTGCATTTTCTCTGCGAATCTTAATTCCCAGTATTTCAAAGAGCGGCTTATAGATCGTTACATAGAGGACGTATTCAATCGCCTCGGATAATTTCTTGGAATACTCTTCTTTATCAATAAGAGGCTTTAATTCTTTTTCAATCACGACTTACCCTCTTTAGGCTTAACCGCTTTCTTGCCTTCCTTACCGTCCGCTCCTTCTTTACCTTCTTCACCTGGTTTTGGCTCTGCGAATAAATCCTCTGGCCGCTCCGGTTCAACCTCTCCGCGGGAAACCTCAGTATCTATAGTAATAAGATTTTCCTGACGTAAAGCCTCATCGCACTCAAAAGCATTAAAGAGCCGTTTGTCATAGACTTGGAATATCCTGTTCTGTTTGGAAGTCTTAACGCTCTCTTCCTGCTCCGCGCTCAAAACTCTTAATGGCTTAAACTCAAAATCTATATGCTCTGGCTCAAAGCCAAATAAATATCTACATCCAAGAGGAAGAACAACTCCTAAAACTTCTCTTGCTTTAGCTCTAACTTCACTCTCGATAAGAGAATTGTAATTTTCTATATCATCCTCTCCAGAGTTAAATCCCGATGCCGATAATCCAAATAGCTTTGTCATAGGCATACGAGCTGCAGCAGACATACCAATACGAATTTGGTTTAGAACTTCGGCCAGGCCTGAGAATGAAATCTGTTTCTGCTCGTATTCATCCTCTTTGTCCATAACAATAGCGTTGTGATAATTCTTTAGGTTGGTTGCAATCTGTAAACGATTGGAAGTTTTACCTTGGGCGATACCGGAAAGGATATTTGTATTGAAACCGTCTATTTTCCAGATGTCTATCTTGGCCTCATCAATGAGCTCATAGATAACATCCTGCTCCTTGGAATACATATTGGCGTCTCTAATGAGCCGGTCTACTTCTGACATTCCCCAACCCTGTAAGCGAGGCCTTATAAATGATGGCGCTTCTTTACCGAGAATTTTAATCACTCTGGATTTATGTATCGGCTTAGAATAATAATTGTATGGCGTCTCGATCTCTTCCTGTGGGACGTATGTAAGCACCAATTCCCAGCGGTCTGCGTCAAGAAAGCTTAAATCTGTACCCGGACGAATCATATCTTTGTCGAGCTCTTTGGCCGGATCCTGATAGTTATTTATGATTAAGCCAGCGCCCCCGAATAGCTTTGCCCATTTCATAGCAGCCTTAACTCTCTGTATGACCATTGCCTTATCTATCCAGCGCAGTAAGGCTTTCTTATCGTCATCGTCAAGTTCGTCGCAGATAAGCTTCTGTATGCCCCCGCGGAAGCCATCTTCAACCGGCTGATCAACAACAGTCTGGATAACTCCAAAGGTCATATAGCAATAAGACAAGAGTATGCGGTTAAGGGTAATAGGATTGTATTGACTGTCTACGGCCAGCTGGAATGGCATAGAAAGAGGAGCTGAAGAATACATCGCTGAATCAAACACACCTGTAAGCGGGCCAATATCAGCATTGGCGTTCTTACGGCTCTTAGAGTTAGCCATAGCCTGAAATTGTTTCACGATATCTTTATTCCCATAATTCTGAGCAACCCACTTAGCAAGCGTGGGAGAGGACTTAGCCATGCTAGAGAACATCATCGCTGCTTCGAAATTCTTCAAACCTTTTGCATTAGTTCTCTTAGAGTGTTTCATAGCACCTCGAATATATTCTTCTTGCTCTTAATGTATGGCTCCAGGGCATAGCGGCATCCATCCGGAGCATGATTATTCTTGTCCACAGGGATTGGAAATATCTCTTGAGTAATCTTGTCTTGCTTCCAGCGATAGTTTTCATAATTGCTTTTAGCGCCTGCGCAGCGCGGATGAATAATAATCTTTTCAAAACTACGCAGGAATGAGATACCGTCTTCCACGGATCCCTTTCCTTTTTCAGCTCCGACAACAGTGAAGCCTTGCTTCTTAAGATAGCTAATGGTGTCAGGTCTTGCGCTATCAGCGCGGATAGTCCAATGTCTTGAGCCCGGGATTTTATCCCAATACTTCGGCAAATCGTCAATCTCAATCCCAACGCCGTAGACTTCATCCGGGATATAAAGGCAGTTATTCCTGATAAACATCCGGCCCATCCACATAGCATCAACCGAGAAACCAAAGTCAGCGCCATAATAAAAACGAACTCCTTCAGGGATATCAAATTCTTCAATAAAGATTTTGTCTTTAAATATAAGTGCATTGCTGTAACCCTTAAGTTTGCCCAGCCAAATATGCTTATAAGCTTCAAGGTCAACCCTCTTGCAATACTCCATCTCCTTACGCAAGACTTCTGGGAAGTAAGCATTATCCGCATAGGTAATTTCCTCTATTGCGCAATCCGGTGGCGTATGTAATACAAAACGCTGGTATGCCGGATCTGTTTCCAATTCTGGGTTGAAGGTAACTATGATTTCTGACGGATAAACTATGCCCTGAATAATCCTCTCTTTTCTTATAGTAGGAATTAATACAACCCACGAGTTCTCTGATACCTTGCCCGCTTCTTCTACCCAGCATATATCTATACCTTCCGTCGACTTTATCTCGTTGATGTTCTTCTGCAGGCCTTTGAATATAAATTCCGAGCCTGTCACCGAGATTATTGTTTCCTGCTGAATGATAAAATATCTGTCTAAACCTAAAGCGTGTATCCGATCGCTTAATAATCGATGTACAGAATCCTTGATGGAATTCTGCATTTCTCTGGTACATAGAATCCTTAACTTCTCTTGACAGGCCCGAGCGATTAAGTAATCCGCAACTGCCCAAGACTTCTGACCGCCTCGACCCCCGTATAGGACTTTGTATCTCTTGCCTATAGCTCCCAATACTCGGCGGCATTTCCGAGACATATAGGTTTCTATCAAAGGTCGTTCGGCCATTATTGAGGGGCATGTCCAGTTCCTTCTGGTGAAGCTACAGGTTCTTCTTTGTCTTTAAAGATAACCATCGGAGGCAAAAGCGGAGCTCCTTCCGGTCCAGTAAATTCGTGTTTTTCAGTTAGAAGCTTGAGATGTTTTGCTAATGTATCTACCACTTTCGTTTTATCCCAGAATTTAATTTTCTTGGTAAAACCAATAAGCTCTCTATCTTCTCCCCTACCCTGATATTCCTCAAATACTTCAATACTCGCTATAGCCTTACGAGCTTCCTTGGGAATAGAAGCAATATCTTTAAGGCGGTTATTTTCGTCATAAACTATATTAGGGTCGAAACTTATAAGATAGTAAAGCTCACTAATTACAAAGTCGGCGGTTGCCTTTGTGCGCGCAGCTCTTTCATCCAAAAGCTCTTGAATATATTCTTGGATAACAGGTTTTAACAGGTTCTCTGAAGCTATTTGCTGAGCGGAATCCTCTGAGTACCCTGCTCTTATAGCAGCTTGGGTGCCATTCAAATCTATAATGTATTCTTGGCAAAAACGAATTTGCTTTTCGGTAAGTTTTTCTTTAACAGTTTCACTCATAGATTTAACTTTTTTAGTGAACTAATCTGAGCTTAATCATTAATTCTCATATCCCTACTATATAATGTGGTAGTTTTCTGCCTTCAGGTTACCTTTAACTTCCCTTTAAATTACCCTTAAAATACCCTTATCTTCCTAAATTACGTTTTCACCCCTCAAAAACCGCTTTTTAGCCTTCCGTAAGTGTTTCTCTACATTTTTTAAAGAACATTTACATAGTTTTGCAATCTGGATTTTAGTAAGACCGCTTATTTTCAAATCCACTACTAAACGCATCTTCTTAGGCATCTTGTCAAACACATAGAGCCAATTATCCATAGCCTCTATGATTTCCCAGTTGTCTTTCTTGAGCTGAAGCATAAGGAGTTTCTCATCCATTGAGCAATCTCCTTTCCGGGCAACCATACCAAAAACCCTCTGTTGCGCCCCTATGAAAGTCTTGCGATAGCTTAATAAGATGTTTCTCAAATGCTTCACACCTAAAGACTGACCATTCGCCGGACTGATTCTCATAAGCAAGCCAATCCAGATCCGGTTTACTTCTTAATCTTTGCCCTGTTAAAATCGCCTGTTGGTCCATTAGCCCTCCTTAACTGCGATTTTATTCTCAACCGCGTTTCTTTGCGCCTCATTGAAAAAATCCAATATCCCATCCACATAGCTAGGCCTATCTTGCTGCTTTTTACTTTCAACGGTTAACAACTGGTCTCTAATCTCTGATAAGTTCATTTCCTACTCCTTTCCAAATAAAAAAGGCCATAGGGACGGTGTGGATACCGCATATCACCAGTTATCCATAACTGATGACTTACCCTATGGCCTCTCGAATACCGAGCCGGCTAAGTTAAGCTATTGTAGTTTCTCTTTCTTTATGCTCTTCTTTCATGCCAGATATTTTTCCCTGATGAACTCTAAACGTAACCTTAAAGCTGCCGAAGGGAACCTCCTCCTTGGCTACCCTTATAATTTCCTGAATGACCCGCTGTTCTTTATCTTCTGACACCGATTCCTCCGCAGGAATAGATTATCTTGATTTTTTAATCGCTGTTGTAATTACTAGCCTAACCAAATACGCAAAACCAAAAGTGCATACGCATAATCCAAAATAAACTAACGCATCCTTTAACTCAAATAGTGCTTTTGTATTCTCATCAAAAACTGGCGGTTTAAATATTGGCTTCTCCATTAATTCTCCTATCGGTTATATTTTTGGTGGCGTTATATCTGCTCCCGGATTTTTCTTTGCGTCTTTAAGCTCAACCCTCAAAGCCTTCGTAGGAGAAAGTCTGTTTTCATCAAGCCATTTATTTTCTTCCCATTTCCCTTTTGACATCTTTGGCTGAAGCGCGTATTGATTACAGCCGGTCAAATAATCTGCCCTGCCAATTACGAAACCCTTAAATCCTGTTACTTTATCCTTCAGCTCTATTCCCAATTCAAACTTAAACATTTTTACTACTCCTTTCTAAGATTGAAAATGCTCCTTGCATTTTTTATATTTAATTACTACCCCCTTCTTCCCACATTCAGGGCAAGGTTCGTTCCGGCCAATCTTCTCACTGCTCCTTACCTGCCGGTTGATAATCGTAAGCCCATCCATATGGTCTATCTCATGTTGTATCACCTGCGCCTCTACCCCGCGGACAATATAAACCTGCTCATCTGTATAATCCGGCTTATAAATAATCTCCATAAACCGGCTTACCATATACCATTTATCAGGCAGAGATAGGCACCCTTCTTTGATAATACATGGATAGCTTGCCTTAAGGATCTGAGGATTAAGTAGTTTCTTCTCAATACGTTTCTCCTTGTCCTTAGGATCCGGAAAGGTGTAATAGGCAAAACGTAAGGGCACCCCAATTTGTATTGCCGCAAGCCCAAATCCAGGCGTCCAAGCCGTAGGAAGTGCTGCCTTAATATGCTCCTCAAGCTTCAAATCTTCGACTTGTTTCCAAGTAGTCTTTTTAGATTTTTGCCGAAGAAAAGTATTGTCAGTAACGATGGTATCTTGTGGAGCATAAATACCGAGAAGACGTTCAACGGCATTCATTCCCGGGAGATTAGTTTCAGTGGCCATTATTTACCCTCCCCGATATGGCAGCTCAGCTGGTCTTCGTGGCATATACGATAATCTACTCCGTCAACATTTAACTTACCGATAACTCCGTGCGGCCGGATAACGTGCCCCACCTCTACATGCTTACATTCTGGGCCTTTGTCCACAACAAGAAGCTCTTCCTTACCCGTTGCCTCAATATTATCGCGCATACCTTCTGGTAACAATACTCCAGCAAGCGGCCTCTCCTTCATCACCATAACTATCCACTTGCCGTACGGTATCGGCTTACGCTTTACTTCTTTCATTTTTTGTTACTCCTTTCTGTTAGGTTAATTATTTATCTTCCTTCAAGAGTTTATGGATGGCCTTAGTCGCTCTTTCTATAATTCCTTCGAACTCTCCTGTTTGACACTCTGCTGTCCACGAAGTAACAGGAGCGCCTAAATCGTTAGCGATTTCCCGTAACTTATTATTTAACTCCTCTCTTTCTTTAATCATCGCCAATATACACTCACGGCGAGCTTGGTTATAAATGGCTGTATCCCTTTTTGATTGATCTAATGTTTCTGCCTGACTGTTAAATCTTTTCTCCTTTGGCACCCCCTTTATTGAGAAATATTGCTGAATAAAATCAATAGCCTCGGTTAAATACTTTTCATATAATTCACATTCGGGATGAGCAAGCTTTATTAAGTGGCTATCCCTTAACTCAACCAGTCTCTCTTTGGTTATATGCAATTCCTTATCCGGAATCATTTTGCCTGCTCCCTCCTATTTCTTTTTCTCTTTTGAGTTTGTGATTTAGGATTAGGTAGCATACATCCACAAGCTGTATATCTTCGACAACCGCAATTAGGACACACGTCTGATAATTTCCTGCCCATTTATCCTCCTGTTTGCCAAGCTGCCAGTTGATAAGATACTGTGGTTACTTACTGCAGTCGAGGCACTACCCCCGCACAGTCACAGCTGCATGGTTTCCCACAACCGGCAAGCATTGGACTATTTGTTATTCAAATCTTCTGCCTGTTTTATAATTCTTAAAATTGATGGACTCATTTAATCTCTCGAAATTCTTGTCTAATTCTTGGATAATGTGCATTATTTTTTATGAAGACTGGTATCTTAAATTTATCGGCTTGTTTTAATAAATCATCTACCCATTCTATTTTGTGAATAGGGCTTGGAGTAAGTCCGCCAATAATAATCCATTTACAATTTCTTGGGATAACCCCATATTCGTTTAGTAATGGTTCAAAACTTACAAATCCATTAGGGAATTTTTCAAATACTTGATTAGCGATTTTAAATTGTTTAGCAACTGCTTCGCCTGTCATTGTAATCCCTGTCCAAAAATTATTTCTGAAAGTAAAATCTAAATATCTTTTAGGATTTTTAGTAAGTAATAAAAATTTATGTTGAGGATATTTATGGCAAGCGGTAATAATATCAAATATCCATTTATCACCTATCCACTCACCAAATAAATCGTGTGTAGAACAAAGAAATATACGGCTCGGTTCTTTAATCTGTGCTATTTTATCTAATACAGTCAAGTCTAATTTTACTTCTTCGTTCCAATGAAAACGCTGATACATCTTCCGGGCGTAACAATACCAACAGGAATATTTACATAATCCCTTAATAGGATTTATCGTATAGTCGCACCATTCAATCTTAGTCTTGTTCATTTTTTATTTGCCTCTCTAGTTTTCTTAAGTAAGTTAACCTGTTCAATAATGTCATTAAGGCATCCATAACTAAATACAGTATTTTGCTCTGGAAAAAAACAATACTGTCTCCAAGACGGATGCCATTTAAGCCATCCGATTATCGTTTGCGATTTTACATTTCTTATCGCATAAACAGAAGTTTTAGGCTTTTGCTCTACTAAATTAAATTCTATATACTTCATTTTACTTTTCCCTCTTTAGATAATTCCTCTTCAATCCTCTCCGTTATTCTCTTTGACTGCTCAAGCAAATTTTGCAAACTACCTTTAATCCTTAAATGCTGTCCGTCTAATACCATCCTTACGGCATCTCCAATATCCCCATCGCTCCATTTATTTATACTAATGCCACTCTTCTTTTCAAATACTAGAAGAGCTTGTTGAAGTTCCCTATAATCTCTTAAAGCATACTCATACTCTTGTTTGGACGCGTCCTTACCTTTTTGTCTGCCTTCCTCAAAAGAAGCTTTTAGCTTTGCCTCTGGAGTAACTATTTCTTGCGCTCTCCGTAATAAAGCCGCAAAAAATGATTTATTAATGGGCTTAGGCGTTAACTGTTGTGCTTGTTTTACAATCTTTGTTGTCTCTCCGAAAGGCACCATCAATCCCCAAGTAGCTGGAACTTCTTCAGGTTTAATAATATCTTGGGGCGCTACGAGCCACCAAAAATCGCAAAACTGTGCTAACTCTTCTGCCTTTGCCGGATTTTTTAATTCCTTGATCCAGTCTCCGCGTTGGACTTTAATTTCAAAACCATGCAGATATAACCCACGGCTCGGCCATAATCCCATTGCTAAAGCGTCAGCTGTGCGCGTAGTTTCTCGATATCCTGTCCCATTGCGTACTTGAGGGATAAAAGCCCACTCGGGCGAAGGATATCTATTCCCTAATAATCGCTCTAAATCATCAGCTGTAAAAAACTTTGGCTGTTCCTTCATTTTACTTCCTCTTATTAAAACAAACTCTTATCGATATTAATAATGTCCGGAAGCATTTTTGCAACTTTCTCTGCCTTGCCTTTATATGCTTTCCAGTCTGCGTAATTTATGGCTATTGCCTTTGCTAATAACTCTGTGTCTACTTCTGCTTTGTGTCCGTTAATTATTATCTTCATGTTTATTTATAATTATCCGCTATCATCATTGCAAAGTTTCCTACATCCGCGCATTCAGCTATAATTTCTTCAACAGGCTGATTTAAAGCAATAGCGGATTCGATCTCAGTTGTTTCCTCTTTCAACCTTTTAAGCAACGCTTCAGGGCTACAGCTTTGCTGCCTTACTCTCCAAGTTCCCTTGTGAGAATTTTCATCGAGCTCTTTCTGCATAGCTGACGCAAAACCTAAAACTGGATTAGTACCTAAATTCCTCATTTTTACCCTCCTTTTTAAAATAAACTCCCCATACTATTATCAATTCTTTTCTTTGCCATCTTAATGTAATCTGGATTTAATTCTATTCCGATAAAATTACGATTATTTTCTTTTGCCACTACCCCTGTTGTCCCACTTCCCATAAAAGGGTCAATAATATACCCCCCCCCCCCGACGGACATCCCGCTAAAACGCATGGCAGAATTTAATCTCTTGGAAAAGGGGCGAAATGTGCTT